CTGCTTTAAACCTCTCTTTTCTAGCAAGAGTTTGTTCAAAGTCATCTATTATATTCTGAAGTCTGGTCGTGTTATACCTAATATTCAGAATTTCACAAGCTTCTTTCTTTGTTATAGGGCTATCTTGTCTTAATAAACTGATAACCTTACTGATACTTTCATCAGTAAGGTTCTCATGAGCTTTCTTTTTTACTACTCTCATTGTGCAGTAATCCTTTTTTCAGTCCAAGCTAATTCTTCTTTCCACCACTTTGGTTCTCCTCTGACCTTCCAAGTTGCGAAGGTACCTTTATCTTCGTGGTAGAACTTTCTGTACGCCTCAACTGCATTATCTCCTTTGCATGAGTCTGGCATAGCGAGTGCAAAGGGAGTAAGTCCACGCCGAGGTATATCGAGTACGGGGAGGTTAGATACGACCTCATGCATTGACTTGTGAGACTTACCTCCATATCTATATCCGTATTCTTTATTGAGTTCATCTGTGAGTTCGTAGAGCCACTCATAGTTGTCGAGACTACTGCGTACCCAGATGCTACAAGGGTGGTTATGCATAGTAGGAAGATAAGGGAAATCACGAGGCTCGTTTGTTTTTTGCTCTCTAACTTTTTCCCATTCTTTACTTTCGAGTTTTCTTGGTATGAACCCTGCATATTTATTTATCCAATGTGCTGTGCACAATAACTGTGCAGACTCTAGTATCATTTTAATAATATGTTTATCGCAGTGATACTGCGCACACTTTTCAATGTTTTCATCTAATATAAAAATATTCATAATGATATATTATACTAAAAATGAAACTAAAAGTCAAGAACTATTTTGAGTTAATCTTATCTTTTGCTGTACCTGCATAAAGTCCAAACCATGCTGCACCAGCTCCCACAATAATACTTATTAGACCTGATTGCTCTAATGTTGGAGTCTGTAAATCCATAAACCACATTGTAGAATAGTATAGTAAAAACATATACACACCTAAAAAGGCTCTTGGAAATATTCTCCATGCATCTACCATAGCAGATAGATGTATCCATTTTTGCCACGGATTTACTTGGTCATTATGCTCTAACTCAAATATTTTTTGTTTTAACTCATTATTTTCTTGTATCATTTCCATAAACTTATTTAAGTCTATTTCTACTTCATTTCGAGACATATCGCCACTAAATCTTTCGTCAGCCATCATTATTCTCCTCAGCCCATTTCATTATGGACTCTTTTGAAACTTCTTCTTTTGTTTCTATTTTTTCTACTCTCTCCTCGAGTTCTTCTAGCCAATCTTCTAAATCTTCAAATCTGGCTTGAGCGGCTGGGTTTTTATCAAACCACTTACTAGCTTTTCTCATAGCCCACCACTCTCTTAAAAATCTTATCATTTTTTATGCATTTGCGTTACTATCATTTTTCTTTAAAACTTTTTCTTGTTCTTCAATAAATTCCATGTAGGGACACTTGTCCTCTTTCTTTTCTTCTTCTTTTTTAAATAAATTCTTATACCAACTAATCAGCACTTGTTGTTGTTACCTCTCTATAATATACTATTACTTGTTGTAATTCTGTTATAAACCTTTTTAATTCTTGTGTATTGTATGCCATCAGTTCATAGTCTGGAACAGACATTGCAAAAAATACTATTTGTCCTTCTTCTTTTTTAATTCTTTCTAAAAATTCATCTAAATTCTTTTCAGAAACAACATACCATTTTGGTTCTTTTAAATCTATTTCTCTTGGTAGCTCAGGTTGTATTATTTGTCTATCAATGGGTTTAGCGCTAACTTCAATCTGCCTTGTCGTTGCACAGTTCGTTAGCATTACCATCAAGACAATCAATATTCCTACTAATTTTTTCGATACCATCAAACACCTCTTTTGTTGCTTTATTTGCTCTTGTTTCAATTAAGCCAGGCTTTGCAGCTGCTAGCTTTGTTAAATTATGTCGTCTAAATATATCAAGATAGCGATTCATTTCTTTTTGTGCTTCCTGACTCTTTTTAGTCAATGCTGTTATTTCTCGTCCTTGTACAGCAAAATCATTCTGTAAAGTTGCTATTGCTTCTTCTTGAGTTTGTACTGCTACATTTAGTTGTGCATTGTTTTCTCTTAGTCTTTGATTTTCATTCCAAAGCCAAGCACAAGCTATACTTAATACTACTATAATTCCTATAAATACTTTACTCATTGTCCACACACTACAAAGACACCATCAACAACTTGACAGTTATCTCCTTCGTTCAGCATTATACTTCCTGCTGAAGCTTCTTTTTTAAGTTCTGTTACAAATTTCTTACTTGCTTCATCATATGAAACAACTACATTTTCTTTACTACAACTTAGTCCTAACATTGTAAAACTTATTATTGTAAATATAAATATAGGGCTAAAGTTTATTAGTAAGTTCTTATCCTTCATAATCTTTTCCTTATTTCATCTGAAATAAAGTAGCCTAAAGCTACCCATATTGTTAGATTGAAGAAAAAGAAAAATATTTTTTCAGGAACGGTAAAAATCCATACCAGTATTTCCATTATCTTCCTCTTTTATTAATCGTTGTAAAAACCAATTAGCTTTCTGTAAATCTTCTAATCCGTTCTTTTTTTCATATCTCCACAAGTATTTTATTATACTTGCTTTTAAATATCCTTTAAACTGTTGCTTATCTAATGATGCTTTTATTGCATCAATACATTCTATGTCGCCTGACTTATAGTGGTCAGGATTTATACTGTCACTCATTACCACCAAATCCTACAATAGTCTAAATAATCTATGATAGGTTTGGCATGTTCTTTAATTTTATCATCTAAAGCTTTATTCCAGTAAGGGTTTATAGCTTTTAAAGCTGGTTTACTTACTAGAAGAATAACTATAAATAAAAATATTTTCATAACTTTTCTCTTTGTTTTCGTTTGTGTTTTAGATACCTCAAGTATCTTTTTAAATTTCTTTCAATCCTATAATTCATATATAGTTTGAATACTATTAATCCTAGTACAAGAAAGACATTTAACCAAATGGCAAACACTACCAGCCGCCATCGCCTTTCTCCTCTTTTTTTCTTTCAAAGTGGAACCTGCCCGATAGACCTAGTATTGTCAGTAAAGTACATATACTTATAAATCCTACTATGCCTATGACTGCAAGTACAACTTCCATTATTATTATTAAATTCATATCATACATCATATTTGCATAAACTGATAAAATTCATACGCTGTAATCAAGAGATACGCTACTGCTAAAATAATAACTATATCTCTAAGACTTTTCAAGTGTTTCATTTTATCCTCTGCTTTGTTAAAATTAAATCTGCTTGTTTGTCAGCATTTTCTTGTTTAATTTGTTGACCAAGCTTTTGTGTAAATTCTTCTATGTATTGTTCTAAAGTCATACCTCTTTCGTTGGCATGCGCTGCTGCCTTCATTAGTAAATCAGAATTTAACTTTAATTTATACATTCTCCCAAGGCTCTCCTTTAAATAATAAAGCTTCTGCATCTCTTCTTCGGACTAAACCATTTAATACTTGTCCTCCTGCTTTATTCCATCTTCTTATCTCATATGGAACTTCTTCATAGATTGCTTTATTTAATACTTTTAATAAAGTAGACTGTGCTAAGTTAGTCGGACCAAGATTATAAACCCATGCTACTAAAGCATCAAATTGATTTTGTTCTAATCTAACCTTGACCATATCATTGATATAACCTTCATATTCTTCAAGTTCTTCTTCAAGCATTGCTTCTGCTTGTTTTAAGGATATGTTATCTCCTTCTTTTACTCCTTTTGTATGTCCATATCCAATAGTCCATACTCCAACTGAGTCTTGATAGGCTTGTAACTCTATTCCTTCAAACTTTTTAATTAAGGCTATGCCTTCTTTACTTATCTTCATCTTTTCTCCAATGCAAGCAACCTCTTTCTTTCCATATCTTACGATACTTCTTCATTCTGGCTTCATGCTCTTTTTCTGCTTTTTTATACTTAGACATGACATCAGCGGCATCATCTACTGCTGAAGGTAATTCATCTCTGGGGTAATAAGGTTCTCCGTCTAGTGTATGTTTTTTCATATCATTTAATAAATTTTTCGAGTTCTGCATAGCCACCTATGTGTAAAAGAGATGAGTCAGGCTTTGCTGAGTCATCTTCGTTGTATTGTTTAAATATCTGAGGCATTGTTCTAGCAGTTGGAGCCAACTGCATGAGTTCACTTATGCTATAATCTACACCGAGTTGATAATAACTAAAGTTAATTTCTTTACTACTACACAACTGTTTAGCCTTATCGCAAAAGGGACAATCCTCTTTACCATAAATTTTAATCATTCTTTAATCCTACATAAAAGCTCTCTCCACAACCACATCTGGCTGTTTCAAGAGGGTTGATGAATACAAATTCCTCTGATAAATCTGCTTGTTCCCAATCCATTCTTGTTTGTTCTAAAAATGGAAGGTGTTTTTGATTTACATACAGTATCTTTTTGTATACAACATCATTTAAAGTTGGTTTTTCATCAACAAACTTTAAATCATATTTATACCCACTACAACCAAACTGTACTAAATCAAGGCGAACGCCGCAGGCATTTGCTGCGGCAATTCGCTGTTGTAGTTTTTCAACTGCTTTTATCGTTATCCACATAGTGTATTAAATCGAAGTTGTTCCCCAAAGCAGAAATGCTACTATACATAATATTAATGTAATTGGCATGTTGTTTTCCACTTCTTGTCTTTCAAAATCATACAATTTTCTTACACCCTGTCTCAGCGTTTTAGCTATTAATTCCACTATTTATCTCCAAAATCTTTCGTGTGGAATTTGGAGTTCTAGACAAGGCGATTGTCAATAAGCCATTTGCTAATTCGACATTGTCTACTTGAATGTCGGCATTAATAATGAACTTTCGTTCAAAAGACTTGAGACTTAATCCCTGATGAACAAACTGTTCTTCTCGGGATAGTTTTTGTTCTTTCTTCCCTCTTACGAGTAATTCAGTCTTATCCTGAATTAACTCTAGTTCTTCTTGTTGCCAGCCTGGCACGGCAATCTCTAAACGAAAACTGCCTGCTACTGTATTCTCGACTATGTTATATCTAGGGTAGGAGGTATCTGAGTTCTTCATATACCAGTCGTTTTCCATACCTAGCCAAATTTTGCTAAAATCAATCGTCATAATTATTCCTCCAAATGTTCACGATTTGTTAAACACTTTGTATCTCCTAATCGGTAGATACACCAAAGTATCGGGATATTACTATAATAGTCCCGATACTTATATTATATCAAAAACATACCAAAAAGTCAAGAACTATTTTTAAGTTAGTCCTCAAAGTCAATATGTTTATTCTCTTTCATGTAATCTAGCGTAGCCGAAATGCCTTCTCGTTTGCCTATTTTATAAGCGCCCCAAACTGCAATTCCTAACCATGCTAAATATGCATAGTCTATTTCATTCATAATATATTATACCAAAATAAAAGGGCGAAGTCAACAACTATTTTTTGACATCTTAAAAATACTTCTTGACATTTGGTTATATTTTTAGTATAATACATTCTATGACTAAACAATGGACAACGCCTGAGAAGCACAGACTCAAAAAATATTACAATGCTGTTGAAACAAAACAGTTGTTGCTTTTATTTCCTGGGCGTTCATTACAGTCTATTCAATCACAAGTCCACTACCTAAGAAAAAGAGGGTGGACTTTTCACACTAGGAGAGACAATGCCATCGATTGATTGTAAAAATATGCCAACTCAAAAAGCTTTACGCATATTCAAAAGAAAATGTGATAACGCTGGAATTGTTCTCGAAGTTCGTAAGCGTCAGAGTTACGAAAAGCCGAGTGCCAAGAGGCAGAGGTTGAAAAACGCTGCGCGAAGACGCAATCAAAAGGAATTAAGCAGGATAAAATCACTAGCTTTAGAGGCAAAGAGGAAGGATAGACTTATTCCTTAATTTCACTAAACATCTCACATAAGCAAAAATAAAATATTTTATCATTTAACTAAGGTATTCGAAATCAGCGTTCCATGACCTGAGAAAAAAATTTCTTGCGTTTTTGATAAAGTCATGGTATAATATTTATATTAAAAATAACAGTTATCACAACAATCTACAATTCATCATCTCTCTTGATGACCTTGCTTAATGACACTTCGTGTGAAGAAGAGCTCTGAGCCGAAGGTGAAAGAGCTTACCTTCGAAGTTGTCGTTAGTAGCAAGGAAGACAACGATGCAACTTAAGTTAAATAACTGTTACCAATAAAAACCAATCAAAGTTGCAATCGTTTTTCCATTATTTCCACAATTTACTACAAATTCGCCCAAATTTTCTCTGATTTTCCGATATTTTAATTAAGGACTTATGTTAAGTTTCTTGAAATTTATACGCTAGTGTTACAATTATTCTCTAGTTTTAATACTTAGTTTTATTACTG